GCTATCCTTTTACTGCTGTGGTTTTGGTGGGGTTGTGGGTTGGTTGGTATGGTCTTGCACTTGCATTGGTTTGGTAGGTGGTTGGGGTGGTTTGTTTGTTATGCTTTATGGGTGGGATTAAGTTAATTATTGTAGCTACATTGGTAAATTTGTCCTATCTTTGTAGCTACAAAATATTTATATGGCAAAAAGCAAACCAATTGGAGTTAGATTTGACTTATATAAGTTGGATATAATTCAAAAAGAGCAGAATTTGACATCGGCGCAATCTGTGTTAAATTATTTAATGGACAATTATGGCGAAAAGCAAGTTAAAAGAGGCGCTCCTTTCAAGAATATGCCTCCTTATCACACAGAGGCCCCAAATTTGGAGGAAATAGCTAATTTCTTACCAACACCACCTGAAAATTTAAAAGGTCTAGATTTGGCTATATGGAAATCTGAGAATTGGAAATAATTTTGTAATTTAGCGTATGAAAAGTAAATTAAAAATGATGAAGCGAGCTGATGGCTCGTATTCTCCACGCGGTTTATGGGACAACATTCGTGCTAACAAAGGAAGTGGTAAAAAACCAACTGCCGAAATGTTAAAGCAAGAAAAGAAAATTAAATCAGAAGAAAAAAAATAGTTATGGCTGGAGCTTGGCAACGTAAAGAAGGTAAAAATCCTGAAGGTGGATTAAACGCTAAAGGCAGAGCATCTTATAATTCTGAAACTGGTGGCAATTTAAAAGCTCCGGTTAAGTCTGGTGTTAATCCTCGCAGAGTTTCTTTTGCAGCTCGCTTTGCTGGTATGCTTGGAGCAATGAAAAAACCAAATGGCGAACCAACAAGGAAAGCATTAGCATTAAAGGCTTGGGGTTTTGGTAGCGTTGAAGCTGCAAGGAAGTTTGCCAATGCACATAAAAAATCTTAGATAGTGTTTTCATCGTTTTGACTTAATAATGCTAAATCTTTTAGCAATCTTATTAGTGGTATTAAAAGCCCATCAGAAGTATTATTATCTCCTCCTTTTATTTTAAATTCGTTATTTTTATAATATACTCTACATACTTTTTTTAATAATTCGGTTGGCAATATAATAGCAGTATCAATCATATCCATTCTGTATATCCAATAATTAGCTGTAGTAGTAGCTAATCCGCTTGGTTTATCTCTTGACTTATATTCAATAAATAAATTACCAGTTTTATGGATAAGCCTATCACTTTTAACTTCAATAAGCTTACCATCTTTAAATAAAATATTAAGCCAATTTTCTGCTATTTCTCCAAAATTTAAATCATGGGTAAAACTTGAAGAGTATTTCATTTGTTAATTTTTAACTTCCTTTTGTTGATTTAGAATTGCCTTTCCGGTATCTGATAATGGTCTAGCATATATTCTTAATTTCTTTTGTGTAGTGGGACATACAAACGTAACGCCTGCATCTAAATAAGCTTTAATTACTAATTCCATTACACCATCAGAGTCTTCGCTTGCGCCAATTACATGGGGTTCATCATAATCAAATTGCATACAGAAATCGCATCCGTTTAATGGTTCTGCATTTTGCGGAAGGTTTAATTGTTTTTCTTTTTTAGATTTTGCCATTGTTAAAGTTTTTGTGGGTGTTTTCAATATCTTGTAAAAATTCTCTTGCTTTTTCTACTTTTTGCTCAATGCGTAAAATATCATCTTCGTTTCTATTAACTTCAAACATAAGTATTCTTTCTTCCATAACTATATCATCAAACTTCATGTTTAATTCTAGCTTCATAGCTTCTCTTACAAACTCTGGGCTTTCTTCTGAAATTACATCTAGCTTTTTTAGTAAATAATACTTCTCTTGTTGGATAATATTATCTGGGGTGTTTACCAAACAATAAGCAATGGTAGCTTTTGTTTTGCCAGTAAGCCACATATATGACATCATCTGCCAATAATATAAATTATCAAGTTTGTCTGGGATATTACCTAAGAATGTCCACAGGTCATAACTAGATTTAATATCAATAATTCCATCATCAATAATATCTGGTAACCCTGTTATGTATTTATTTGAAAATCTTTCCGTATTTTTAGCAAAAGGTTTTTTTAAGAACATAGACAATAAATCAATCGATTCTTGCTCTACTTCAATTCCTTTTTTCATTTGCTTTGTTTGAATATCTTTACTCCTATTATACTTATTAGAAATATAAACATCAAGCAAATGTCTTTGTGCGGTCTTAGAAAGCAACCCAGCTTCTTTGTCCGTTTTGGTTACTGGTTCAGTCATTATATATCCTACAGAGCTTGCTCTGATTAGTGTTTCATTCCAATTCATAGTTATAAAGATTTAAGTTTAGTGTTATAAGATTCCAATACCTCTGGATTATTTTTAGCCATTAATTCCCAAGCCCTTAACTCTTCTTTAGTATTACAGGCATTTATAAACTCTATTGTTTTTTCAGCTAAAGATTTTTTAGATTGGGTAGGAATAATTTCATCAGGTATCTCTTGATAAAATTCATTTAAATCTTTTAATTTAATTACATTTTGCTTGTGATACTCTTCCACAAGTTCTCTTGCATAGTCAAGAGCCTTAGTAGCAGACTCACCCTCGTTAAGGGCAAATTCAACGCCAATTTTTTCAGAAGAATAGTTTCCTAAATTAAATGTTCTAGTATAGTTAATCGTTTGTATATGCATAATATTGGGTTATTTTATTCTGGTTACAGTAGTAGTGTTGTCAGTAGCTTTAATCTTAAATAATTTATCTTTGTGGGCGTCTTTTTTCTTTAAATTGGATACCATAACCATTACTGAAGTGTATGGGTTATCTAACCTAAGATGTTCGCCTAATGTTAAATCAGCAACCTTACTGGAAACTGAATCGGGGGAAATGCTTCTTGCCATGTTGTGTGTTTTGGAACAAAATTAATTTAATTAATTTAATTAAAAAAATAAATTTAATTAAATTTTTGTATATATTTGTATCCGCATAAGACATAGTTAAAGGTTTAACTGGTATCGCTCCTAAGTTTCTACTTGGGAGCCTTTTTTTGTCATTTAGTCAAGCTATAGCTTTACGACAGGGGGAGGTCTAGTCAAGTATCAGCTTTACTATTTTACTTTTCCCCTTAAAAGTAACATATAGCTATTGTTATGTTACTTTAATGACACATTATCGTATGAATAAGTGTATCAATGTTACACTTATATGCAGGAAATTATAATTTAGGTACAACAACTTTTTATGATTTTAATCGTTGCGTTTTATGCAACAGTTCATTTTTTATCTCCGTTCACGGTTTCGTGAACACTATCAAAACTTGCAGAGTTTACATTTTTTGCTAATAGCGTAGTATGACTACCGAATTATATTCATTTACACCTATTTGTAACAAATTTAACCTTTTATATGTTACAAGATATAACAAGCCTAATTTAAACAATTAACAAATTTTGTTACAAATCCATATAAATTAGTAACATATCTGCCCTAATAATGTTACAACATTTTACATATTATACCCTAACTATGTTACCAATTTGGTTACATAGTTCTCTAATAGTAAACTTTATCAATCACAAAAGTTACCCAATAAGGCAACTTTGAGCCGTAAATGACTGATAATCGGCTCATGTTTGAGCGATAAAAAACCCCATGTCATTCTAAAACATGGGGCTAAACTACTAAATCTACAAACTATGATAACCACCGTAAAAATATAAATTATTTTTCAATAAATTTCTTTTTTACCAAGTTTAGCTTTGCCCTATATTCTAGGATTAAGCCTTTTAGCTCATCTTTTGTAGGTTTTGCTGTTTGCCTAGCTGTTTCTCTTAAATAATCAACTACAGCATTATTTTCTTCGTGTAATTTGTATTCAAACTCTTCTATATTACCAGTTTTAAAATAATTACATTCCATACATTGTGGTCTGCAATTTTGTTCCATCCATCTAGTGCTTAAATTTGACCTACCCATAAAATGACCGCATTGTATTTCTGCAATTGTATGTTTTTTACCACAAGTATAACATTCAACGATGCCTGTTTTATCTGCATATCTATTTCTAATGTATTGACTAAATACATGGTCAAGGTCTTGAACAAGATTCTGAAAACTTTCTGTATCGTCTTCAAATTCTTCTAATCTTTTTTGCGTAGATTGTACGGTAGCGCATTGTTTACACATCTTTTTAGAAAACCAATAATCAATGTTGCCACAATTAACGCAACGTTTTTTCTTTGTTATTATTGTACTATTGTATGCCATCTTTTTTTATTTTATTTCTTTCTTGATTTTTAATTACTGGTTTATCTAATTTTTCTTGACCTTTTTTACCAGTATATAACATCTGGATATCAAAGTAAAAATCTTCTTTATCATCTTTAGTTAAATCAGGATGGTTTTTAATCCTGTGCATTATTTCATCCTCGGTTATCCATTTTTCCATTTGCAAATTTAATTAAATTAATTGAACTACAAAATAATTTTAAAAAAAAGTTAAAAATATTTGGGAATATAAAAAATAACACTATTTTTGTTATCCAATAATCAAAACAAATTTATGGAAATCAAAACTGAATTAAGATTACACGAAAGAATCAAAGAGTCTTTAGATGGGCGTACACAAAGGTGGTTATCACTTAATGCCAAGATACCAGAATCGGAATTATCACGAAAGATGCAAGGTAAATTATTATTTACCGATGCAGAAATAACTCGTATTAACGAGGCGTTGAAAACCGATTTTATTAACGATTAAGATTAAAAAATGCCGAAAGATACATATTATTTTTCTCATGACTACAATTGTAGGAATGATGAAAAGATAAAAAGATTGCTTAGGAAACATGGTATGTCTGGATATGGAATATTCTGGTCAATTGTTGAAGATTTATATAATAATTCAAATCAATTAATGCTTGATTATGAAGGTATTGCATATGATTTGCGTTCAGAAATTGAGATAATAAAATCTATAATAAATGATTTTGATTTATTTATGATTGATGACAATATGTTTGGAAGCAAGTCTATAGAAAATAGAATACAAGAAAGAAGTGAAAAAAGCACTAAAGCAAGGTCAAGCGCTTTGTCTAAATGGGGTAATAATACAAATCAAGCAAAAAGAAGTGAAAGATTAACTGAGGCAAGAAAAAAAGGGAAACATACAAAAGATGAGTGGGAGGAAATAAGATTGTTTTTTGGAGAATGTGTTAAATGTGGTAATAAAGAAGATATAGTTAAAGACCATATTATTCCTATTTATCAAGGTGGAAGTGATGGCTTAGATAATTTACAACCATTGTGTAGGAAGTGTAATGCATCAAAAGGAGCAGATACAACTGATTATAGACCAATATATTGTGAAAATAATGACTGCGAAATGCCTACGACAAATTATAAAACGTCTGCTATAAAAGAAATAAAGGAAATAAAAGGAAAGGAAATAAATAATACAGTGCCGCCTCTTCAAGATTTTTTAGAATATTGCAAGAAAAACCTTGAGCAAAATAAATTTGTGTACAGCGAGTATGAATATTCTTTAAAATCAAAATATGATACTTGGGTGGCTAATGGTTGGAAAGATGGGCATAATAAACAAATTAAAGACTGGAAGGGTAAAATTCGCAACACTATACCCTTTTTAAGACCAATACAGACACTTTCTAATAAAAATGGAGGGAAGTATCAAAAAGAATTAGAAACCGCTAGAAACGCCTTTAAACCAATTTCTGAATAATGATAACAATTTTTAAAAACATTTTTTCTAAGGAACCAAATTACATTTCTGTTGAAGCCGCGTTAAAAAGAATACAAGAAGGTAAAAGTAAATCAACTGTATCTGAAATCAGAGATACGATTGATAAAGAAAAGGCAAATAAGATAAAACTTAACCTTCCTTCAGTGTGTTTTAGTGGTAAATTTGGAGTAGATAGGACTGATGCTCAGTTAATTACGCATAGTGGGTATATAGTTTTAGACTTTGACAATGTATTTGAAATTAGAGATAAGCAAAATGAGATTATTTCACATCCATTTGTTTATGCTTGTTGGATAAGCCCTTCTGGAAATGGATTAAAAGCTTTGGTGAAAATAGCTAATGGTCAAAAACATAGAGAACACTTTCAAGCTTTACAAGAAGTTTTTCCCGAAATTGATAAAAGTGGAATTAACCAAAGTAGAGTATGTTACGAAAGTTACGACCCCGAAATTTATATAAACAAAAAGGCTGAAGTTTTTAAGAAGATTAAAAAAACTGAAAAGGTTGTTGTTTATGAGAAAAACGATGATGACCAAAAGATATTTAAGAATGTTTTGACTTGGTTGTCTAATAAAAACGAGGCTTTTGTAACGGGAGAAAGGAATAATTTTATATTTAAGTTGGCATCGGCTTGTTGTCGTTTTGGTATTAATGAAACGGCAGCTAATTCTATGATTCATATGGAATTTATCACTAATTCTGAGTTTACAAAGAATGAAGCAGATAGAGCAATACGCTCTGCATATAAGGCTAATATAAAAAACTTTGGAAGTGCGTCATTTGATAAAGAAATATTAGTTGATAAAGTTTCTAGGAAAGAAATTGAAGTTGAAAAAGCTGTATTTGATGAAGGATTAAAGTTAAAAGATGTTATTTATGGAATTGATGTAAAAGAACAAGCTTTACGAATATATGATGAAGGTTATGCTAAAGTAGATGGTATTGGGGTACCGGATTTGGATGATAAATTTAAACCAAAAAGAGGAGAGATTACAGTTCTTACTGGTATTGGTAACTATGGTAAATCTTCGTTTAAAAAGTGGTACCAAGCAATGCGCATAATGTTGTACGGAGAAAAGTTTGCAACATTTTCACCCGAGGACAATCCACCTGAAGAATATTACCATGACTTTGTAGAGATAATTTTAGGATGTGATTGTAGTCCTGCGAATCCACATAGACCATCTAAACAAGTTTATGAATATGTTTATGATTTAGTATGTAAGCATATATTTTATGTTTATCCAAAAGATGTTTCACCTACTCCGCAATATGTAATGGAAGTGTTTTTAGAATTGATAGTAAAAGAAAATGTAGATGGCGTAGATATTGACCCGTTTAACCAATTGACAAATGAATATCAAAAGTTCCCAAGAAGTGATAAGTATCTTGAATGGGTATTGTCTGTATTTTCAAGATTTGCACAAATTAATAATATTTTCTTTTGGATTATTGCTCATCCTGTTAAAATGATAAAAGCATCTGATGGCAACTATCCTTGCCCAGATGTGTTTGATTTGACTGATGGTGCAATGTGGAACAATAAGCTAGACAATATCCTTGTGTATCATAGACCTTTTGCGCAAACTGACCCTAGTAATCCGTCTTGTGAATTTCATAGTAAAAAAATTAGAAGACAAAAGATTGTTGGTAAAAAAGGATTTATTTTATTTCAAATGTATTTTCAAACAAGAAGATTTTTATTTAATGGATTAGATTCATTACAAAAAATTATAAACGATAAGAATATAATTT